AGCGCACGTAGATTTATTTGTACCATCAACAGGTGCTGTCATTGACTGGAAGACTAGCAAGGTAAAGAACCTAAGCTACTTCCCATCTAAGCAGCAACGCTGGCAGGTACAGGTCTATGGCTACCTTCTATCTAAGAGTGGTTACGAAGTCAAGACAGTTAACCTGGTAGCTATTGCACGTGATGGTGCTGAGAAGGACGTGAAGGTACATACAGAACCTTACGACGAAGCTATTGCACTAGAAGCGTTTGCGTGGTTAGATGCAGTCAAGGCATCACCAACACTGCCTGACCCTGAGAAGGATGAAAGTTTCTGCAGAAGTTACTGTCAGTACTTTGATGCTACTGAGGAAATGGGATGTGGTGGTATAAAAAAAGAACGTATCGTCCTTAGTGAGAAAGTAATTGAGGACGATGAGGTTGACAAGAATGCTTTGCACTACTTACAGTTAGACAACAAGATCAAGGAGTTGGAGAAGGAACGGGATTCCTTCAAGGCTTCATTGGAAGGTAGTGTAGGTACCACCAAGAGCGGTATCGAAATCAGTTGGACAACAGTTAAGGGACGTGAAAGCGTAGACACCAAGGAAGTTGAGAAGCTTCTAGGGTTTGTACCTAAGACTGTTGGCAGTGAATCAGTAAGACTTAATATCAAAACTAGTGGAGGAAAATAATGGCTGCATCAGAATCAACTAAGTTCCAAGTCAACTATCGTATGGCTGACGGAACTCTTATCAATCTTTACGCAACAGATGTCAAGGAACTAGAGTCAGGTCTTGCAGACCTTGGTATGTTGGCAACACTTATCAAGTCAACAGGTGCAGACTTCAATGGAGGAGCAACAGCATCAGCAGTAGCTGCTATCACTAACGCATTTCCAGGAGCTACACCAGTAGCAGCACCAGCAGGTAGCAATGCTTGTCGTCACGGTGAGATGAACTACCGTGAAGGCGTAGGCGGTAAGGGACCTTGGAAGGCGTGGATGTGTGGAGCACCAAAGGGTACTCCTAAGGAACAGCAGTGCGATCCTATCTGGGTTAAGTAATCCCGATGCGCGAGCCTTGGAACTATGAGAGTCCAGCTTGCGCTTCAGTAGGTGGAGACTTCTGGTTTCCTGAGAGAGCTGCAGGTGATGGCCCAGTACGGGCAGTCAACGCTCAATCAGAAGAAGTCAAGATAGCTATAAGTGTTTGTAATAGCTGTACTCATAAGACTGAGTGCAGACAATGGGGGCTAGAGCACGAGTACTTTGGAATATGGGGAGGGCTCACCGAGGGTGAGCGCCGACCTATCCGTAAGCGACTCAACATAATAGTAGAGGAGGTAGGCGTTGTTAACTTTGCAACGTGCGTGGGGAACAGTCCTCACGAAAGCAACACCTCTACCTGATGTATGGGATGGGCTAGCAGCCAAGCAGATTAAGTTCCGGAGAGGACAAGTCTGTATGGTTGCAGCTGCACCTAATGCTGGTAAGTCTATGTTCGCTTTGATCTATGCAATCAAGGCAAACGTACCGACTCTATTCTTCTCAGCTGATACTGATACTACAACCGTGATGATGCGAGCAGCCGCTCATTCATCCGGTCATAACCAGACCACAGTTGAGCAAGCGCTGTCAGCAAACAGCCACTATTACGATAAGCACTTCGACAAACTGAAGCACATCAAGTGGGTATTCGATTCATCACCATCACTAGATGATATTGAGCTGGAGGTTAAAGCCTACGTCGAGCTATATGGCGAGGCACCTGAGCTGATTATCATAGATAACTTAATGAACGTAGCAGCCGAGACAGATAATGAATGGGCTGGGCTACGTGCAATTATGATGGAGCTTCACGATATGGCACGTAAGACTGAGGCTTGTGTCTTAGTACTACACCACGTGTCAGAACAGTCCGAGTATGGATCTCCGACGAGGCCACCTGCACGCCGTGCTATCCACGGTAAGGTGAGCCAATTACCGGCTCTCATCCTGACTCTAGGCTATGACCCATTCAATGCAGACCTGAACGTAGCTGCTGTTAAGAATCGTTTCGGTCCACATACAGCTGATGCTAGTGACTATGCAGTTCTTAAAGTAAACTATGGTGCGTGTCAGATCTCTGATAACAATTCCTTTGGCGCAATGCTGGGAAGAGATGCACGCTTTGGGTACACAGGTAACTATGTACCACAGGATGAGTATGGAAATGAGATAGAAGAGTGATGACTGAGACAGAACTCAGAGAGAAGCTAGCTCAAGAGATTGAGAATGAAATGGTTGAGACGGAAGAGTATGACGCTCTCAACAAGGCTAGGTTACGTGGCTTGAAGAGAGCTGCGTACATTGTGAGAGGCGGTAAGAAGGTTGGCTAACACTGAGATTCAATACCTTAAGAAGCGAATCAATCAGCTAGAAAACGATATGCGTAATATGGTTATGGCACTGATTGAACTTAAAGTATTTAAGGTAAAGATTGATGAGAACGGTAACGCTGTCTACGATACAGGTAAAGATGGCGAGTAAGTACGACCGAGTAAAGGGTGCAGTCTTTGAGACTGGTATCCTCAAACTCTTTAGGTCAATACCAGGATTCTTAGCAGAGCGTCTTACTAAGGCGGGTGCTAAGGATGAAGGAGATCTAGTGGTGATGGTGACGGGGAAAACCTACATACTAGAACTCAAGAATAGAAAGGCTCTGAACTTACCAGGGTTCTGGGCCGAGGCTGAAGTTGAGGCGCTTAACTATGCAAAGGCACGGGGGCTGGAGGAAGTCCCGCCTGCTTACGTTGTGGTTAAGCGTCGCAACTCCAGCTTAGAAAAGAGTTGGGTAATTTGCTCACTCGAACAATGGATCAAGGAGAAACAATAATGCCAGTACCAGAAGGAATCATTAGCACATCAACAGGTCCAGTGGACCCAGCTGCTGAAGAAGTAGTAGAGCTAGTAGAAGAAGAACTACCTGAAGTAGAAGCAGATGATCTGTAACGCTTGTACCTACAAGATGCACCGAGATTGCAAGGGATGCGAATGTCAACACAAGACTGGTCCAGGTCACATAAACCCAAAGGCAGTCAAGACAGAGTCGACGCTAACTCCATCCCAATAGGTGCGATAGTAGCTCACTACGGGGGACAGGTACGTGAGGGCAGAGACGTTGCTGTTAAGTGCATAATGCACAACGACAGCAGGGCCTCTGCCTGTATCAATACCTACAACAATTTATACTACTGCCACACCTGCGGTAAGGGAGGCAATGCAGCTAACCTTGTCTGCATACTAGAGAACTTGGAGTTTAAGGATGGGCTCAAACGTGCAATCGAAATTGCTACTGGAAGCGGCGCAGAGATACGCTCAGGAAATAAGTCCAGAAGCAATCGTCGCGCTACAAGAACGTGGGATATCTGAGGAGGTAGCTGCTCGGTTCCAGCTGGGTACTATCACTGACCCTATCAATGGTCACGAGATGTACGAGGGATGGATCTCTATACCTTACATCACTGCATTGAACCACTGCGTAGGCTTTAAGTTCCGTAGGCTAGATGATGGTAAGCCTAAGTACGGTAGTCCTACCGGGCAGAAGGCGCACCTATACAACGTCACTGACATCCTTACCCTGTCACGACATATCGTAGTCTGCGAGGGTGAGCTAGATACAGTCATCACTAGTGGTGTGCTAGGTATCCCAGCTGTAGGTGTACCAGGAGTACAGGCTTGGAAGCCACACTTTAGTAAGCTCTTCAATGGTTACGATACTGTCTATGTAGTAGGCGATAACGACATCAAAGAGGATGGTTCCAACCCAGGCGCTGAGTTCTCCAAGCGTGTGGCTAACGAGATATTGAACTCAGTTATTGTTACACTACCACCAGGTATGGACATCAATGACTACTACTTGGCTCACGGTGCTGATGCAACAAGAGCTTTGTTAGTAGGTGAATCGAAGGGTGAGTGAGGAAGAGTGTCAAAATATGGTCAGCAAATTAGTAGAGATGGGTTTCCAGATTATCCAACTGGATCCAATAAGCGAGACAGTCTTAGTCCGTCCGATACCGGTGAGATAAATGTCCATCAATTCGCAGCTGATATGTGGGAGATCTTCGACTCAGCAGGAAACCTACTACTTAAAAAGCACAAAGACTACGGTCCGACTAACATTAGCCGGTCGCCTGGTGGTCCGCTCAACGGTCTACGTGTCCGAATGTGGGACAAAACAGCGCGTCTTAATCACCTCATTGAGTCAGGTGCTACGCCAGAAAACGAAAGCCTCAGAGATTCCTTCATAGATCTACTTAACTACTCAGCTATTGCGTTGATGGTCATTGATGGAAAGTGGCCTAATGACTGAGCTTCATAGTTCTATCTATGATATAGCACCTAGCGTAGCACGCACAGTTGCACGCAAGTACAGTAAGTGGGTAGACAAAGACGATGTGAAGCAGGAGTGTTTACTCTGGGCTATCAATAGGTCTGAATGGATTAACTCTCAGCTATCAGAACCTGATACTGAACAGCGTAAACATAATGAACAGAAGCTAGCGTGGCAGATGACACGTGCAGCTGAGCGTTACTGTCGTAAAGAGAAGGCGATTAAGTCTGGCTATCAGGTAGCTGATGAAGCCTACTACGAGGGAGCTACGCTAGCGCAGTTGCTCCCTTTTGTTATTGCCTCAGTCATTGACGGAACAGTCCTTGAGCAGGCGCAAGAGATGATTAAGGATGGACAACCACGTGGTTCATCTAGTCCAGCAGAAGGTGGCAACCTGCTTGCTACCCTATTAGATATTAAGTCAGCTTACCTCAAGCTCAACGCTGAGGATCAGCGCCTATTGGTACTGCGCTATCACGAGAACCTCACACTGGCACAGATGGGTGCAGTGTTAGAGTGTCACGCAACAACAGCTGATCGTAGATGTTCACACGCTTTGCGTGAGTTGAACAATGAGCTAGGTGGAAAGAGTCCCTGGCAGTGAAAGAACAAGAGCTCTTCGACAAACTTAAACAGGAGATATACCCGGACCTTGAGAAGTCTCCGGGTATTTACGATGCCTTCGATTGTATCAGCCAGAAGGCTGGTCACTACATAGAATTGAAGTGTCGCTATACCCATTATGATACGCTACTTATAGAAGAGATGAAGTATAAGAAGCTCATCACTCAGTCAGCTGAGCGCAACCTGCTACCTTTCTATATCAACAGCACACCGCAGGGTATCTACTCCTTCGACCTGATGGATGTACCTGAACCTGAGTGGATAACGCAGCGTATGCCAGCGACCAGTGAGTTCTCTAATCGTTTCAAGGTTAATAAGTTGGTAGGGTATTTACATATAGACGAGGCGGTGAAGTTATGATCTACGAGTACGAATGTCCAGGATGCGGTGATGTGCGTGAGATCGAACGCAAGATGAGTGATGCTGAGCAGACTTATATCTGCGAGCAGTGCGACACAGAGTTCAAGCGCAAGTGGTCTGCGCCTACCGTGATGTTCAATGCACCGGGGTTCTACAGCACAGACAATAAGAAATAGAACAGCCCCACCGGGAGGATAAGAACCGGTGAGGCCGTTCACTTAGGAGGGCTACTTAACAGTAGACTCTCCAATCATAACACACTACCTTTCAATACCATCCTCTTGCGTTACTGTGTCGTAGAGCGCGGCACGCAGATTCTCCGTAGCGGTGGCCAATGTAGCGTAGGCCGTGAAGGACTTGTAATTCAGGCTCTCGACTGCGCTCTCCAAGGAGTTGAGCAATTCCAAAAGCTGAACTAAGGGGTCTTCCCTTGGAGTCTCTTGGTCTGGCCAAGTGGTCAAGCCTGCTCTCACGGGTCCAAAGGGTGACGAGGCACGCAACTTCTCTTGTCGAATATCCGAGAGCTCTACTATATTGCTTAACGATTCTTCTATTCTCACTCTTCTCCTCCATAGTAGCTTTGGTGCGCTCCGTTATCACAGGGATCGACTGCTCCCTCACTGGCGTCTTTGTATGATTGAATGGTGATAGGGCTACCGGTAGAGCTATCAAAGCCAAGCCAAGTCTTGCCGTTCGCTTCATCTTTCGCCCGCTCCTCCTGTAGATACTGCTTATACTCTGTCTGAAAGGTACGAGACAGGCGCACTAGCGCCCTCGCTCTCGCCCGCTGGTAGTTGCGGTGGTATACCGCCTGATTCAAGCTGACTGTCTTGCTCTCGCTCACCACTTGTTCCTCTCCATCCACACGATGAAGCATACCGCAATGAGAGTAAAGAATAACCACTCCATTACCAGCCCGCCTTCCTATTAGGGTTGTCTCCGTTTGTGTGTAGCAGTAGCGTGTTGCACGCCTCGCAGTAATGGCAGTTGGTGCAAGCAGTCTGATCAGTGGCGTTGCACTCTAGGCTTGAGCAGTACTCCCTCTTGCCCGTGTCCGAGCAGTTAACGCACGCTTCTACCATACCCAGCCCCCTCTAATAGCCCCGACTAGGTCGGTTATATCTATCTGCTGTCCTATGATATGAGCATCCTCGCCCTCGTCCTCCCATAGGGTGACGATTAAGCGAGAGCCAGCGGGTGCTTTGCGGTACTCCTCCACCGCCTCCCACTCACGCCCTCCCGACCAGACATCAGCCCCGTCGTGTGTTACTTGATAGAAGTTTACGTTACTCACCAGCTCTCCCTCTCTCCCTCGCCTACCTTATGAGTGCGCCAATGCGCCCCGTCGCTTACCATATACCAGCGATCACACTCTATACAATGCCTCACTCGCTCTCCTCCTCCACACAATTAGGGCAACCGGCGCACATATCGCACACGCCGGATCCGTCGTCGCCCTCCTCCTCCACGTTGAAGATACGTGAGAGCGCACTATTAGCACGCTTCAGCGTGGCGATAGCTTCCGCCAACTCTTGATCCATAATCTCCTGCATAGTCTCTCTCTCGCTCATTAGTTGCCCTCTCTCTCCCATAGTGTCACCCAATAAGGCTCGCCCTCACCGGTTAATTCTTGTGCCTCTAACTTGGTCAACGGGTTATTGTAGTTGAGCAAGCTCCACCACCGCAAAGACTTCCACGTGTAGCGGATCCCTAGCCACGCCCCCTCTTCCCTGTAGGCATAGCCAGACTTAGCCGCTAGCCCTTGAAAGGTGACGCGTATTTTCTGCCCTAGGCGTACGCTCTCGCTCGCCCGCTCCCACTCCATAGCCTCTTGATAGGCGCTTGTACTCAATAGGTCGTTAGTCTTCATCGCTTGCACCCGCACTGACTAATCGGGACAAGGTGGTCACCGCATAGGTACATTACGCCACCGCCTCAACGTATAGTCCGGCGATCCGGTATGCCTTGACGATAGCTCGCGCCCTCGCCTCCGTAAGTTCGCCCTCTCCCACTATCTCGCCGGTGCTGACGTCCTTAAATACGGTTAGCACTTTCGCTCTCTTGCTCATAGTCTTATCCTCTTATCCTCCGGCCTAGTTACCGGCCACCCCCCACCGGCTCACCGGTGGAGGATAGTCACGCAACTAGTTACTCTTCCCACTCCCCGCACTCACACAATACCCCGCAGGAGTAGCACACATAAGCGCCCGTAAAGTGTGCGCTGTAGCCGTAGCGCCCTAGCGCGTCACGATAGCGCCCCTCCTCGTCTCTCTTAATCGTCTCGCCATTAGGTGCCATAGTCTCGTCATTAGCGTCTAGTAGTTTCATTACTCTTGATCCTCTCGTAAGTCGTTGATTAGTTCTCGCACTCCCGCTACTAGGTAGGGGATAAAGTAGACAGTAGCGCCCGCTAGTAGTAGGGCTTGAATAAGTGTCCCGATAGTCTTCATTAGGCCACATCCTCCAATTCTTCCGTGACTAGCTCAAGGGCATAGCCGAATTGGTCTGTGTAATAGACGTAAAGATCGAGAGTCATAAGGCCGACTATCCCGATAGTACCGTCGCTACCTAGTTGAGAGGCGCCCTCATCGTCGTAGTGTCCCGGCATATCCTGCCACTCTTTAATTATGTCGGAGTTATAGACAGGGACGTAGTTGTCTACGTATTCGTGTGATCGGTTAGTTATATCCTCAAGAGTTGAGCCATTAGCTATCTCTTGCTTAATCTCTTCAATCATATCGGTTACGGTAGTCATTAGTTGATCTCCTTAGTTGTAATGCGGTGAGCTAGTTCTGCGATAGCGGTAACACTTATTAAAATAACTAGAATAGTAAACATTAGTTAGTCTCCTTAGCGTAGTAAGTGACGGTGCGATAGACGCCATTAAGCGCGTCTAAGCGGCCTTTTTCGTAGGTGATCTCTTCCGCAATATAAGAGTCTAAGTAGCCAGATTCTTCAAGCTTTTCTTCTAGGTTAGCGAGTGTCTTTTCTGTAATAGCGATAGCGTCTTTGATGATATGCGCCGCGTTGTCTAACATATTCTTATCCTCTTTCATTAGGTAGTGAGCTATTCACTAGGAGTAACGTATCGTACTGTCTTATAGGTTGCAACACTTAAAGACACAATTCTTGCAATTATTTTCTGCCCCGTCGTGAGCTATCTGCCCCGGATCTGCCGGGAGTCGCGGGTCAATAGCTATGCAACAAGGTAGACAGAAGAGGTGCGGTATGTCTACGATGTTGTGATCCGATAGGTGGCACAAGGTGGCAAGAGGTGGCAAGAGGTGGCGAAAGGTGGAGAGAGGGAGCCGGTTATTTAATTTAATAATCTATAAATTATTGGGGGCAACCCTGCCGGATAGCTAGAACGCCCTCC